CCTGTACAGGCGGTTGGGCTTGCGAAGCATACTTCGACCAAGGGCCGTCAGCGGCGGGTTGCTGCGACGGCTGCTGTGTCTGATATTTTTCCCACGGTCCCGCCATGTCACTGCACCTTCGTCCAGTTCTTCGGATCAGACGGATCACCACCGTTGAACTTGTAACCGCTGTCCACGGTCCCGGCTTCAGGGACACGCAACGGGCCGCCCTGAGGTTGTGCTTGCTGTGGTTGGGCGGCCGAGAACTGTTTCATTTCGTCCGGCGTTAAGACGGGCTGGTTCACGAAGTCGGCGAGCTTCGTGTTCAGCTCTGGGTCACCAAGGTTCTTACGCATAAAATCCGTCATCTGTATTTGGCGCTGGGCAATGCGTTTGTTAATTTCTAGGATCTTCTTGCGGCCTTCGACAGACGACGCCAACCCCGGCACGGCGGATTGGAACAGCCGCTGCTCGTAGTCCGAGGTCGAGCCGGTACCGATCGGACGAAAGGCGGCCTGCAGCGAAGCGGTCAACGCCTGCAGCGCTTCGGCGTCCGACATGTTCTGGGACACCTTGAAACCAAACAGATCACCGAGCTTGGCCAGCTGGGCGTTGGCCTGACCGGCAATACCACCGGGCGTGTTGATGACTTTCTCGACCTCGGACAGCGTCTGCAGACTCTGCTGGGCCTTGACAGTCTGCTGCTGCTGTTGCTTCAGCGTCTCGGTGTCCGCTTGAATGAGAGCCTTTTTCTGCGCAGCGTCCGTACCCTCAACGGTGTTGATGTTGTTCTGCGACGCGGCAGCACGCGACGTCTGTATCTTGTAGTCGAAGCGCGACAGCGGCGTACGACCTGCAGCCTGTTCCTGCGCCGCGTATTTGTCGTATTCGTCTACCTTGCCGAGCTGGTCGTCGTACTGCTTGGCCATGTCGAGTGCAACACGTGCACCTTCCTCATCGCCTACGGCCATAAGCTGTTGGGCGCGTTGACGGAACCAGTCTCCAGTCTGATGCGACTGCAGCGGGATCTGCTGGCCACCGTAGTTGAGCGACGCGGCAGGTTGACCAGCGCCCTGCGGCTGCACGGGTGCGGCGATGCCGGGCTGCTGTGCAGATGGGGCCTGCGGCTGACCAGTGAAGATGTCGATGCCGGGGCCTTGCGAGGACTGTGCGGGAGCCTGCGTGTCGCCAGCTGGTGGCTGCTGACTACCACCGAAAGCGGCCTGACGAGCAGCAAGCTTCGGATCGACCGTTGCCAGTTTCATGAACTGGCCAATTGCCTCCGTGACATTGGGGTCCTTGGTAATGAAATTGATGCCCTGCGGCGTCTTCATGAACTGCAAGATGGCCTTTTGCGGCGACAGGCCCTGCGAGACGAGGTCGCTCAGCGTACCAAATGCCTGCGCACGAGCCTGCCCTTGCTGGTTCTGCTGTGCCTGCAACAGGTTTAAACGATACTCCAAATCGGTCGGAGCACTAGAGCCACCAGAAAGCAGCCAGAAGAGCGAACCGGGCGAGAAGGGGTTCGGTCGCTGGACATTACCAAACGGCGACTGTGAGGCGGCTGGAGCCATCTGACTAGTCGCATCCGCAGACGGAGCCGCCTGTGCGGGTTGCGAGGTCGGGACGGGTGCTGGTGCCTGCGCAGCGGAAACGGCGCTCAGCGCGGCTGTGAGCGGGTTTCCGTTAGGATCGACCGGGAGGCGAGGCGACGTAACAAATGCCATCGTTTAAACTCACTTTAGCTTGGCACCGCCAAGGCCGACTTGCGTCGAGGACGACGAAGACGAATTGGCGACCGTTGGCTGCGTCGTGCTGCCAGACAGACCTAGACCGGCAAGCAGGGCATTCGTGTTGTTGTTGAACGCTTCCATGCCACGCTCGATGCCAAGATCGTTGATCAGTCGCGGAAGGGCCTGCGCCTGCAGGTTCTGCATGAGCGAGTTGATTTCCTGACTGTTGATGTTGCTCTGCGTGTTGGCAGCGTTAATGGAGTTGGACGCAGCGTTCTGCTGCTGGGCGGCCTCGATCTGCTGGGACTGCAGGTTGGCGTTCTGCTGGCCGGTCGTGTACTGGCCAAGGGCAGAGGCTGCACGGTTTGCGGCGTCGTTGTAGTTGCTGTAGGAGATGTTCGAGGCGATGTCACCCAAGGCGTCGGCAGTGCCACGCGTGGCGATCGCGGCCGCACGGTCAAAGGCGGACGAGCCATTAGGCTGCACGATCTGGCCAGCTTGCGTGAAGCGGCCGGGAAGGGTGCGGGACAGTGTCTCTTCGAGGGCCTGCTGTGTCGGACGCTGGGCGGCCTGAATGGCAGCCTGTAGGTACGGATTTGCGTCCGCGTTGGTGTTGTATACGCCGTTCGACGCACCGTTCAGGGAGGCGAGATAACTGGCGGCCGACTGCGAGGAGGTCGGGTTCTGGTTATTAGCCATCAACTGGTTAGCCGTATTGGCCTGTGCACCGGTCGAGTTACCAGCGTTGACGACGCCGGAAAGGCTGTTCGGATTGCTCGTGTTGCTGATGTTGTTGGCAGCAGCCTGCAGCTGGTTAAGCGTATTGCCCTCGTTGCCTGTCATCCCAGCGACGGTCGGACCCTGATAGCCGTTGATAAGTTTGCTACCGCTGCCGGAGCTGTCGAACTGATTGAGCAGCCCCTGAAGGGTGTTGGCGTATGGCTGCTGCAGGTTTTTGAATGCCTGCGGCGTCATATCGACCGGCTTGCTCTCCGACTTGCTGCTGCCAAAGGACATTTACTTTACCTCAAAGAACATCAGCGACCCGGCCTTCTTGCTGGAGACGCCTGTGGGAGTTAGGGCCCGCTGCCATACCGGATCGGGCTCTCCTGTTCCGTTGATGGCGATCATTTTAGTATACCCTGCGGCGAGAATGGTATCTAGTAGCCTCTCCTGCGTCAGGCGCGACAGGGCACGGGACCCTTCGTTGTAGAAAAGGACGACCGTGGGGTATGGAAATAAGTTACCGGTCGGGAAGAAACCTAGCACAACCGAGCGAAACTTCCCGTTCTCAGCGCCGAGTAGCATGAACTGACGTGGGTCTGTCACAAACTGAAAGACGTCAGTAGCGACCGTGTCCCACCCTGCGGGAGCAAGAAAAGGGCCGTTTTCGACGGCGCGCTTTAGAAGTTGCTGTATTTCGGCCAGCCCGAGGGCATGCAAATTGCGAAGTTCGATCACGTCCATTGTTGTCTCCTGCGTTTAAACGCTATATGTCGTACTCCGTGTATAGCACAGAACCGGGGCCATTGGCAGATACCTGCAGGACGTGGGTATCGAAACCGTTGCGGGTCAGGATAAGTTGAGACGCTCCAGCCGTGCCGGAGGTGGCTACATTGAGTGCACCGTTGTCAAGAAACAGACGGTACGTGGCTCCATCCACTCCGACAACCCATGGCTCTTCGCCAGCGGCATACTTTGTAACGTCGGTCCATGTCGAATTAATCTGGACGAGCGATATTGTCATGAAGCCGGGATCGCCTGTGTGAGACAAGACACGTACGTCACCCGTCGTTCTATCGGTCAGAGCGACACGGTTAGGTAGCGGTGGAATACGCTGCGGGCCCATGTACGTACCACCCTCGATAATCAGGTGGCCGTATGGATCGAGATGGCGACGTATTGGACGCTTACGGTATGTCATCGTTACACCTGATACGTTATTGTGCCGGATAGAAATAGCGTTGTACCAGTTACAAGTTGCGTTGTAGATACGACAGAACGTGCGGCACCTGATGCTGAAGCAATCATATCTAGAAAAGTCGAGTTTGAAGAGTTTGCCCTAAGTACGATCTGTGAAGCCACTGTCGTAAACTGTCCCCAACTTAGAACGCCGTGTATCTCGGCTATATTAACTCCCGATATATTGAATGGCAGCCCCGTGATGCGAGCGTTACCACTAGCCGTCGTATGTGTGAAGGCCGATGTTGCTATAGTAAAAGATAATGTTACAGTGTTGCCTATCTTTTGGTATACACCCTGTCGCTGTGAATAAGTAACACTCAAATTTCCCGGCGTTGCGAAGGTAATGGTTGGTGTCCACGTGCCCTCTTCGTAATCGTCAAGTGTATTGACATTAGACGACGGAATTTGTGTCGCAGGGAACGCTATTTGACCAGACGTAAGGTTGAGTAATCCACCTTGAGTAGTTTGTCCGTCAAGTGTTGATGTTCCGGTTACATGCAACGCGCCAAAGGTAGCTGTCCCTGTGCCGGTAATAGTCCCGACATTGATGATATTGAAGCCACCAATGTTAAGCGAGCCTGTCATGGCTTCGGTACCATCTTTGGGCAGTGTCTGGTTTACACGACGAGCTACTTCTGACAGGTACTGGTAAAGGGCCTTAACAAGGTCATTGTTAAAGCCCGACAAGGCGGCTGGATTATCTCCGGTCGGATAAGGTAGCGGCGGGGTCTCGCGAACGGGCAGCATTAGTCACGGCTCCATAGATGTTTATCGCAGCGGCGACATGTGATGAGTGAAGACCGGAGACCCTCATTCCATGTACGACAGTTCCAGCACCGTACACGCCACGGATGCTCTTCGGCGTTCTTGTGCATTTCGGCCACCCTTTCCGATGACATACCGGATATACGATGCATGCGGAATTCGCGGTTTCTTTTGTCATTCATCGGCGGCCACCTTTCACGCTGTCATGATCCCAGCCGTCTATGACCCACGGGTCGCCGTTGGACGAACCGAACTGTAATTCCACTACGCGACCGCGACGGTAGAACGTGACGAAATGACCGCCTTCCGGCTGGTTCTGATTAAATAGCTGTGTACCTTTTGTTGTCACCGTTCCGCCCATGCTGTCTCCCATGAAGGCAGTTACCTCCAAATTGAACGGCAATGTGTGTGAGAACGGGTATACACGTGTCAGAAGATCACGCTCACGGCCCGTCGATAGGGCCCACCGTTGTGTACGGACATAGGACGGCAGCGCGGCCCCGTCCGCTTTCTGTGAAGTGTTGAATATCCAAATCTGTCCGTTGACGTCGCCAGCAATATTCAATGGAAACGCCACTTGGAAGAACTGGTCGTTCCACGCATAGTTGGCCGTCTGCCATGCGAACGTCATGTCAGACCATAGCGAGCCAGAAGCACGTGTGTAAAAACCGGTGGTGGTGAAGTGGAAGTCACGGCGCGAGAAAGGCGAGCCCTCGAAATTCTGGTCGCCGGGATCTTCGAGGTAATGCTCCACCCATGCCATTGACGGAGGTGAGCCGATCGTACCAACGCCGGGATCGGAGTTGTTCGGGATAACCCAGAGCAAATCGCCCTGCTCTTCGTCAAAATGTGCGAACGCTTCACGACGGCGGACGGGGTCTGTCTGGCGCAGAATTTCACGCCACACGTGGTCGTTTGTCGTCTTGAGTGTCACTCCGTCGAATATATAACCAGCGTCCGAGCCGAGGAACTCATGGAAGTCACCGAAATCGGCAATAGCATCTGCTGATATGGGACCGACCCCCGAGATCGCAACTCGAAACGAGAATACGAGTGGATCACCGACAAACTGCATAGGAACAATAGTGCGCTCAGAGTAGACAATGAGATAGTCTCCGATCGGGATCATGTTGAGAATTTCGTCGGTGTTGCTGTGAACGACGAACTGTTCGGACAAGCCGGTGCCCGTTGAGCCTGCGTGAAGAGGCAAACCAACATCCGAATTGATGATCGTGGAGAACAGAAAATCGCCCGCCTGCGTGATATTGCCGTATATCATCATGTTGCTATAGGTCGTAAGCGTCTTGCACGTGAAGCCCAGCTCCGGATGCAACGTGACCGTGAGATCAGTACCGTTCCACGTGACGACCGGATCGAGTCCATTAGTCGCGAACCACAGGTCGTCGCCGGTAGTGCCGTCGTTGACAAACGTATCCACGGACCATTCACCGTCCACGGACGCCTGAAAGCGACGACGGATCGTGTACGCGCCGTTTGCATGGACACCGGCAGTCGCTGTCAATACAAGGTGCGTGTTATCTGTCACGGACTGAATGGTATACCACGTCGCATTTGGATCTTGCTGCGTCGCTGACCCGAAATAAATCTGATCACCTGCCTTGGCGTTTGTAGTCCACGTGGTGCCGACGCCGGTCACTGCGGTACCGGACGACGAGGCTGTACCGGTGGCGTAAATGGGCGTCAGGTACTTCACGGTATCGTTGAGGTTGTTGTAGAGATATAGATCAGTGGCCGTTCCGAAAATCAGCTGTTCCGGGCTGTTGCGCGGAAAGAAGTTGTCGATCAGACGCACGTCACCGTTCAGCACCCAGTTCGTCGTGAACTTGGTCCAACCAAGGTTTAGGCTCTCCAGCGTACCGTTTTTTACGCGAAAGTTATTGCCATCCTTTAGCGCTCGACGTGGGACCGCAATGGGAGGCAGCGTGAAGACCAGACCGTAATTTGGCGTGACTACAGGGGCCATTACTCTTCCTTTTTAGAGGCTTGCAGCGTGGCAACCTGAGCCTGCAGCTGGCTCACTTGATGTTCAAGCGCCTTGATATATGCGCCCAACTCGACAATGATACGTAACAGTTCCGACATTATCCTAAGCCTCCACCTGTCGCAGCGGATGCGTCGCTGCCGGATGTTGTTATTGTTACGCCTCGCCCGTTGAGCGCACCTAGGCGATTATCGAAAGCCAATGCCACTTGGTACCCTGATAGTGGCGAGAATGTGCTGCGCACCGTTATACCCGACATGCCTATCGTGTTGTTGCTGTGAGCAATCGCAGCAGCGGTCATAATGCCGTTTGCCGGCGTCTGCAGCGACAGGTTGATGTTACTGCCGTTGGTACTGTCATCGTTTGTCGGACCGTTGAAATAGGTTCCGGAGACATTGGCAATAGCATACACGACACAAAAGCAACGGGTGTTCAGTCCCGTGTTGAAACTGATAGTCCCGCTCGTACCTGACGGCGTGGCGCAGCAACCGTTCTGTCCGACGAAGGTCGTGCTACCTGTGCCTCCTTGCCAGAACTGCCACCCGAACGCGCCACCGATGGGGCCAGCACCTCCGATGGAGAGGTTCGTGATATTGGCCTCGTTACCGGGCAGCGTTTGAGCACTGTCCTTCGTCATCGCGAACAGATCGACCTGCAGCACACGACCGGAGAAGTCAGCTCCGAAGCTGGTACCAGAAAACGTGTGAGACGTTCCGAAGCTGGATACACCGGTAATCGCGACGATCTTCATAGCCTGCTTGCCTGCAAAGCTGCTCATAGATATCGGACCAGCGCCAAGGTCGGCCAGCCATAGCGAACGCGCGTCGAGCATGCTAAGCGGCAGACCTATACGAAGCTCGCTAGCAATGTCGGACATGGAAATTGGAAACGAGCCTTGTACCGTCATGCGAGCCTCTGTTCCAACTCTACGATTTTGCGGGCAAGCGCGACAACGCCAACAAGTGCAGCGTTACCATAGGCCACAGACAGATATCCTTTGTCGTCGGCTAACACGGCATTTGGCATGAAAGTCTGCAGCTCCTGTGCGGAGACACCAACACCGCTACCACCAGCGATGAAATCGAAGTCACCGGCCTTGAGCGATGCAAGGTTAACGACTAGATCCTCAGACAATGCCTGCCAGTTCTCCTTCAGGCGCTCGTCAGAGTTAGCCGTGATGTTGCCGCTAGCGGTGATATTACCGTTAATCGTCAAACTGCCGGAATTTCCAGTATAGCCATCACCAAAAACTACGCCGTATGACGCGGCACCTAGAGACCACCCGCCCATACGCATCTTGTTGTCAGTATCAAGCCCAAAATGCACAGCAAATGACGCACCACGATTAAATTGAAGACCTGCCGACGCACTAGGGTTATTGCCATTAAAAATTAAGAGACCCTGTCCTGCACCAGTCATCGATGCAAAACCCGGATTTAGACCAGTAGACACGCTCCATGGAGCAGTTGCACCGGTAGCTATTGTATTGGTCGCAGTGAATGTAGTTGCTACGTTGTTGTATACCGTAGTAGCAGGCAAATTGGCTGTGGATATTGTTCCTACGATATTGTTCGCCCCCAGCTGCCCAGTATACGATGTCGCTGTAACATTGCCAGCGTCATCGATCGTCACGCCGCTACTTTGCACGCGACCTGTTGTGCCATCCCAGCGAACGACGCGATTATCTACAGAGGCTGTCGTGCCCATAAGACCAGCAACACCAGCGTTATCAACCGTCAGGATCGAGGTCAGTGTCCCGGCCTTCATGACCTGAAAGACGAGTGCGCCGTCTTCGGTGGTATTCACAGGATCGTCAATGCGACCGACGATATTGCCGTACAGTGTCTTGGCGGCCGAGCTGTCGTTGCCATAGAAAGCGACCGCACCGATGAGATCCGCAGCAGCAGGACTAGCAGAATTTCGATACGTCGAGTAGGCCGGGTTCGAGCCTGCGCCGGGATCGGTATCCTGTATTTCGAACGGCGACGCGAATGCTGTTGGCTTCAGCTTGCCAGTTGACGGGTCAGAAATGTAGCTAAGCCAGTCCTCAACCGCCGTGCGAAAGGCCTGTTCGTTGGTCGGATATTGTGAGATCAGATCGGACGACGCCGGATGCGTGTTGTCAAGATCGAACGGAGGACCAGCCATAAGTTACCCCTGAGTGTGTGGACGACGCGCGCCAGTATGTGGAACGAGAACGTCGGTATTCGAAAGACGGCGACGCTTGTCAGCGAGGATCACATCTTTCTCTTCACGTTGCGTGAGCTTTTCCCAGATGAGCGCGCGGTTCTCGTCTTCGTTGGCATAGAAGCCCCACGTCACGCCGTAGTTGATGATGTATTGAGATGCGTTTTCCGTGAACCAGTTCGTGTCAGAGCTGGTCGTCAAATCGGAGAGATAGGCGTAGTACGGGACGTTGACGATGTACTGCCCTGAGGTCCCCTGCGACAGACCGTCCGGCAGCGGCCAGACTTGAAAATTGCCATCTTGCTCGACAAGCGCTTGCGGCGAACCTGTATCGATCGGGTTCGAGCCCCACATGGCCCCGGCTTCTGCACGGGACGTATAGAACATTTCCAGCTCGCTAGCGTATCCGCTGTCGTCCGTATACCACGGCTTGCTACGAGCTTTCTTCCAGTCGCTCGGACGCGCACCAAGAGTCAGCACGCCAGTCGCCGTTGTGAATGTCGCGGTCTTCTCCATGTCCTTGAAATCGTGCTTCTGTTCGATCTTGCGAATAGCACGATTGACCCATGCCGGGACCAGCTGCTGCACAGCAGTCGGGGTGTCAATGAGAAGCTGTAGGATTTCCGTCTGCAGATCGGCGTAGTTCATAACAACCTCGTTTAAACGCACGGTCGATTATACACACGAAAAAGGGGCCACGGTAGGCCCCTTGCATTTTCGATCGGTCACGTGTCGGCTAGCAATTAGCCAACAGTAGAGCCCTTCTTACGACGACGAGCGGCCATTGGAAGCCTCCTTTTTGGTTGCAGGGATTGCGGGGGATGCGATCTGTTCCTCTTCCTTCGCGCGAGCGGTTAGGGACTTGAACAGTTTGATAGCGTCGGCCTTTGGCATCGGAACCTGAGTTACGAAATCGCCTGTCTCGGCATCCACGATGCGGGCCCGGTCCATAGGCAGGGCGATGACACGGTAGTCCTTGTTTTCGGCTAGAACGGTCTCGCCCTCATCCTCAAGGGCCAGCTCTGCGGCCATCTGCTTTTCGAACTCGGCGACGGCCTCACGCTTGCGACGGGCCTTGGCAAGCTTCTTGACATCG